GATGGGGATCGAGGACTACAATCAGATCAACCGCGAGATCCGCGTCGCCACCCTCATCCAGAGCCCGGCAAGCTATCCGACCTCGCAGAAGATGGCGCTGTCCGGCACCGACCAGTTCTCCGACTACGACAACTCCGATCCGATCGGCGTCATCAAGGACGTGCTCGACTCCACGCTGGTCTTTCGGCCCAACCAGGTCACGATGGGCCATCGCGACTGGTCGATCCTCTCCTCGCATCCCAAGCTGATCAACGCAGTGAAGGGCGGGCTGACCACCGAGGGCATGATCACCCGCCAGCAGTTCGCCGACCTCTTCGAGCTGAAGAAGGTGCTGGTCGGCGAGGCCTATATGGACGCCGCCAGCTTCGGCCAGGCCGCCGACATCCAGCGCGTCTGGGGCGGCAACATGGTCTTCCAGTTCGTCAATCCGTCGGCCGACGTGAATGCCGGCACGATCACCCACGGCTTCACCGCCACCTACGGCACCAAGATCTCCGGCTCGATGCAGGATCCGAATGTCGGCCTCGAGGGGGGCGAGACGGTGCGCTCCGGCGAGCGGATCAAGGAACTGATCGTCGCGCCCGGTGTGAGCTTCCTCCTCCAGGACATCGTCGCTCCGGCGTGATCCGCCGGCCCTGAACCGGTGCCTGGCGGAAAGCCGGCGGCGCTGAGGCAAGTTTCGAAAAGGCTTTGAACGATGGCGAAAGACACCACCAAGACCAGGACGGACGATCTCCGGGCGTCCACCTCGACGAGCACGGGACAGCTTCCGACCACGGCGGTCGTGCCGCCGGTCGGCCCTGCAGCCGACGGAGGCACGCTGCCGGCAGACAGCGCCGCCATGAAGGTCACGACCGAGACGGCCACCCGTCCGGGTATCGAGACCGTCCAGACCTCGACGACGCCGTCGGGCGAACCGCGGTCGGCCGCGATCGAGCCGCAGATGCCGCGCCCGGCGGCCTTCCGGTCCCGAGCGGCTGGATCTGTCTTCGATCCCGCTTTCCCCGCCAGTGGACGCTCGACCTATGCCGGCACGCTGCCGGCACGGGAACGGGTGCTGGCGGGCGGCGAACGCATCGCGATCACCGCCGTCGCGCCGGACACCGAGACGCGCGAGTTCACCGCGACGATCCGGATCCTGAAATCGAAGGTGCTCTACGAGCCCGGCGCCCTGGTGCCGCTAACCCGGCGGGACTTCGAGGCCAAGCGCTCCCGAAGTTCGGTCCTGGAGCGCTCCTTCGAGGACGGCCTCGAGGCATCGGCCGACTAATCGTCGTCGGAACGGTGGGGCTCGTCCCGCCGGCGATCGGCGCGGCCCGATATCGAGAGGGCCGCGCCACCTCAATACCACCGGGCCCCGGCGTCCGTCGGAATGACCTGCCTCGACCGTCTGACGGCGAGGCGGCCTCCGAGGACGTAGGCCCCGAGCGGACCAACAGGCCGAAGCGAGCGCCTGCCGCACCCCTCCGAGGTCTGGGGCTCGGAGGACCACGATTTTGGAGCCCCCACGTGAGCAGCCCCGCAGCCCAGATCCTCTCCTCCGCCATCGATGCGGCCTCAGCCGAAGCCCGCGCGATCGTCGGGCCGAAGGTGCGTGCCGCCATCGCCGACATCCTCGGCGTGGCGAAGTTCGAAGTCACCGATGGCGCGTCGCTGACCAATGACCTCGGCGCCGACAGCCTCGACTTGGTCGAGATCGCAATCGAGCTGGAGGGGCAGTTCGACGTCGTGCTCGACGACGAGACCGTCTCACGAGCGGCCAGCGTGAAGGACTTCGTCGATGCGGTCATGACCTGTCTAGCGAGGAGTGCAGCATGACCGGCTTTGCAACGAAGCAGGACCTGATCGACCGCTACGGCGCGACCGAGCTGACGCAACTCACCGATCGAACCAACAGACCGCCGACGACGATCGATGACACCGTCGTCTCCCAGGCCCTCGGCGACGCCTCTGCGCTGGCATCTGGCTATGTCGGCAAGCGCTACCGTTTGCCGCTCGCCGACATTCCGCAGGCATTGGTCAAGGCGACGGCCGACGTCGCCAGGTTCTACCTCCATGGCAACCGTGCAGAGAAGGACGGCGAGGTCGAGCGCGGCTTCAAGTTGGCGCTTGCCTAGCTGAAGGACATCTCGAACGGCGTTGCCGAACTGGACATCGAGGGCGTCGTGCCGGCGCAGCCTGCCGGCGGTTCGGTGCAGATGGATGCACCCGAGCGGCTCTTCTCTCGTCGCAGCATGCAGGGTCTCTGACGTGGCGGCCGAGGGCATCCGGATCACCGTCGACGACTCCGCCGTTCTGGCGGCGCTGTCGCGGCTGGAGCAGCGCGATCGCTCCGACGCAATGCACGCGATCGGCGCCTATCTGGTGACCTCCACCCAGCAGCGTTTTGAGCGCGAAAGCGGGCCGGATGGTCGGCCATGGCAGCGCCTTTCGCCACGCACGGCGAACAAGCGGATCGGCAAGACCAGGCGCGGCTACGATCATATGCTGCGGGTCAAGAACCGGCTCTATTCGAGCATCAGCTACCAGGCCGACGCGAGCAGCACTGCCGTCGGTACCAACGTCGCCTATGCTGCGATCCAGCATCTCGGCGGCGTCATCAAGCAGGCGGCGCGGCGCCAGACGATCTATCAGCGCTACGACCCGAAGGCCGACACGCTCGACCAGCGCTTCGTAAAGCGCTCGCGCTCCAACTTTGCCCGAGACGTCGACGTCGCGGCGCACGAGATCAACATCCCGGCGCGGCCCTATCTTGGGATCTCCGACGAGGACCGCGCCGAGATCCTCGAAATCGTCGCCGACACCGAGCGTCGGTCTCTTCCGGGAGGCGGCCGATGATCGTCACAGAGATCGAGGCACGGCTGGTCGAGCGCTGCCATGCCCGCTTCGCGATCATCGGCGACGCGATCGGCCTTGCCGCCGTCCGCGACCGGCCGAAGGCCTCACCCGCCGCCTATGTCGTGCCAATCCGCGAGGTGAGCGGGGACAACAGCCGCATGACGGGCGTCCAGCAGCGCACCGAGATCGACGTCGGCGTCGTCATCATCGTCGACAACCTTTCCGACGCTCTTGGGGCCGCCGCCGGCCAGGATCTGGAAGTGCTGAAGACGGCCGTGCGTGCGGCCCTCATCGGCTGGCAGCCGGCAAGTGCCGATGACGTCATCACCCACGTCTCCGGCGAGCTGACGAACGCCAAGGGCGGCACCGTGTGGTGGGAAGAGCAATTCGCCGCCGCCTATTACCAAGAGGACAGCTGACATGCCGGTGAGACAGGGCGGACGGACGATCCGCGACCCGAAGACGGGGAAGGAAAAGCACGAGGGCGGCACCCGCCAGGAGCGCTCCGAGGGCGAGATCCCGAAGGGGCATCCGGCGAAGGCCCGGCTCGCCGAGCTGGCGAAGGCCGCGGCGCCCGCGATCGAAGATGCGCCGGCGGCCGAGAGCGGCAAGACTGCTGCGCCGAGAGTGAAGGACTGACCGATGGCCACTCGCAAATATCGCAAGCTCGCGGCTCTGGTGAAGATCGAGACCGCCTATGGCGTCGATGCCACGCCGACCGGTGCGGCCAACGCCATGCTGTTCAGCGAGGTCACCTTCACGCCGATGGAAGGCCAGGAGGTCAGTCGTGATCTCCTGTTGCCCTATCTCGGCCACCAGGGCGTCGAGCTGACCGGGCTCTATGCCCGGCTGCAGGGATCGGTGGAGATCGCCGGTTCCGACGATCCCGGAACGGCACCGGCCTACGGCCCGCTGCTGCGGGCCTGCGGCATGGCCGAGACCGTCACAACGGACACTTCGGTCAGCTACGATCCGGTTTCTGCGGGTGAAGAGGCGGCGTCGACCTATTTCAACGCCGACGGCGTCAACCACGTGCTCCTCGGCGTCAGGGGCACGTTCACGACGACCCAGACGCCGAACCAGATCCCGCGCTTTCGCTTCGACCTGATGGGGCTGCTCGGCACGATCACCGATACGGCACTGCCGACGGTCGACCACACCGCCTTCGTGCGCCCGGTGGTCGTCAACAAGGCCAACACGGTCATGTCGCTGCATGGCTGGACGGCGATCACCGAAAGCATCTCGCTGGATTACGGCAACCAGGTCGAGGCGCGGTTCCTGATCGGCGCCGAATCGATGGAGATCACCGATCGGCGCGCGACCGGCACCGCCGTCGTCGAGGCCAAAAGCCTGGCGACGAAGGACTGGTTCGCCATTGCCAAGGCGCGGACCCGGGGCGCGCTGTCCGTCGTCCACGGCACGGCTGCCGGCAACATCGTCGAGTTCACCGCGCCGCAGGTCGAGATCGGCCGACCGACGCAGGGGCAGACCCAGGGCATCCTCAACTACTCGCTGCCGCTGATGCTCTGCCACGACACCGGTGACGACGAGCTGTCGATCATCGTCCGCTAGCAGCCTCTGCGCCGCTCCTCGAGGAGCGGTCAGCCCCGCTTCAAACGCCCTTCGAAGGATCATCGCATGGCGAATTTCCGTCTCGTCGAGACCTATCTCTACTGGTGGCCCGTCACGGTCCACATTCCCGATCCCACGAACGCCGGCAAGACGATCGAGCAGACCTTCGAGATGCAGTTCGAGGCCATGCCGATCGAGGAGGCCGAGAAGCTCGATCGCGACTTTCTGGAGCTGAAGACGGCCGAGGAGCGATCGGCCCACGAGCACGGTCTCCTGAAGCGCGTCAGCAAGAATTGGCGGGGCGTCGAGGCCGCCGGCGGCGGCGACGAACCCTTCACGCCAGAAGCCTTCGAAAAGGCGCTCCGCTTCCCGTGGTTCCGCATCGCGACCTATCGCGCCTATGCGCGCTCGATCTCCGGCGAGGCGCGGGCGGGAAACTGACGGCGGCGGCCCGGGCGGCCGCCTTTGCGATGGTCGGGCGGGCGGATCCGGCGCGATCGGCCCGGATCGATGCGGACGATCAGCGGGCCTTTGCCGAGCTTGGTGTGACCGTCGCGGTCGACGATGACGAGGAAACGGAAACGAACGATGTTGCGGTGTGGTCGATCAACTGGCGGACGGTGGAGGCGTTTCTCGCCTGCGCGACCTGCTGGCGTGAGGTCGCGACCATGAACCGGACGATCCGGACCGGCCTGATCTATGCCGACGTCGACGCCATGATGCGCCGGCGGGGCTTCGACGACATCGCCTTCGCCGACATGCAGCTGATGGAGAGCGCCGCGCTCACCGCCTTCGCCGAGGTGGCCGACTGATGGTCCAGCCGCTGCAGTTCTCCATGATCATGACGCTCGACGCCAAAGGCGTCGGGCAAGGCGCGCGCGAGGTCCGGCAGGAGATCGCCTCCACCGGCCAGGCCGCCAAGGCCGCCGGCGGCGAACTGTCGGCCATGGCGACGGGAATGCAGGCCGAGGCGGCGGCGGCGAAGCAGGTCACCCAGGCGCTGACCGGGGTCGCCGGAGCCGAAGCGAAGTACCGTCAGGAGGTGCAGCGCCGGATCGGCGCGAACACGAACCGCGCCGGCAGTCCGGTTGGATCCACTTCGGCAGGAGGCGGGACCGGCGGGACCGGCGGCCCGACGAGACTGCCGCCGCAGTCCCAGCCGGCGATGCTCGACCAGGTCCGCGAGCGCTACAATCCGCTGTTCAAGATCGGGCAGGACTACAAGCGCACGCTGACCGAGATCGCCGAGGCCGAACGCACGGCGGGCCTCAGCACGGCCGAGGCCGCCGTCTATCGCCGCGAGGCGGCCGCGGCGGCCGAGCGCCAGATGATCGTCCTGAACCGGATGCCCGGCGTCTACGGCGCCGTCACCGGCGCGTCTAAGCTCACCTCCAACCAGCTGCTCAATCTGTCCCGCCAGGGCAATGACGCCGCCACAATGTGGCTGATGGGCGCCGACGGGATGCAGATCTTCGTCAGCCAGGCCGGACAGGTCTATGGCGCCCTGCAGGAAGGTCCCGGCGGTGTGGCCGGTTCAATCAAGGCCGTCGGAACCAGCCTGCTCGCCCTGGCGACGCCGACGAACCTCGCGATCGTCGGTTTCACGGCCGCGGCGGCCGCCGGGATCTACTTCGCCACCCGGACCGAGAAGCAGATCAAGCCGCTCAACGAGGCGATGGACGCCCATAAGGAGGCTCTCAAGGGCGTTGCGGAGGCCTATGGCCTCGCCCTCGACAAGGCCGACAAATACGCCAAGAGCGTCTCGCCTGGCGTCGCAACCTTGCAGGAACGCCAGAGCCGGGCGGAACTCCAGCTGTCCGCCCAGGACACGCTCGCCAAGAGCTTCAAGCCCAGCGCCTTCAGCAGCGACTACCTGCGCTACTCGCCCAGTCTCGGCGAGATCGGCCTCCTCGAGACCGACGTCGCGCCGAAGTACGAGGCGTTCCGCAAGCCGCTCATGGCGCTGAACGCCGAGCTCGAGAAGGGCAAGGGCGATGCCATCGCCTTCGTCGAAGCGGTGGCGACGATCGCCAATCAGGATCTCGCCAACGACAAGCTGAGAGAGCTGGCGGCGAAGCTGATCGAGGTGGCCGCGCCCGCTGCTGCCGCCCAGCGCCAGCTGCAGGCGATGGCGCTGTCGGTCGACGCCGTCACCCAGGCGACGCAGAAAGCCTATCGCGAGCGGCGCGACACGCTGGAGAGCTTCGTCCCCGACACCCGGTCCGAGCGCCAGAAGATCACCGAGGCGTATCAGGGCCAGATGAATGCCGCGCCTCGCCTTGCCGGCAGCGCGAGAGCGGCGGAAGGCATCCAGATCAACGCGACGCGCCAGTACAAGCGCGCGATCGACGAGGTGGAGCGCAGCGAGGAGAACGCCCGCCGATCGCGCGAGCTGGACATTGCGTCGATCTCGGCGAGGACGGCCGCGCAGAAGGCCTCGATCGCCCAGCAGCGGATAGCGATCGAGCTGAACACCGCCGAGGGCGACAAGATCGAGGCCACCGAGCGCCAGCGCCGCATCGCGGCCGAGGGGCTGAAGGTCTACGCAGAGGCGCAGCGCGAGGCGAATGACGCCCTGCGCGGCGCGATGGACGATCTCGCCCTTGTCGGCCTCGAAGGCCACGCCCGCGAGCTCGCCGCGATCAACCAGGAAGTCGCGCGCGAAATCGAGCTCAACCCGCAGGCAGCCGCCAGCTGGCGCGCCTATGGCGAGGCGCGCCGTGCGGCGCTGGAGGTCGAGACCAGCCAGAGCCTCTTCCGGCCACAGGAAGAGGAGCTGGCGAAGCTGAACGCCGAGGCCGCGGCGATCGGCACTTCTGCGGCCGAGCGCCGGCGCATCATGACGGATCTTCAGGCCGAGCAGGATCTCCGCCGCGCCGGCATAGAGCTCGGCAGCCGGGAGGCGGACATCTACCGCCAGCAGGCCCGGGCGCTGGCGGAATACCGCGCCGACATCGAGCGGACCGGCAAGGCATGGGACGCGTTCGGCGAGACGGGCTCGAACGCCCTCGACAAGGTGCTCGACGCGGCCTTCGATCTCGACGGCAAGATGAAGCCGGGAGAACTCTTCGCCGACATCGCGAAGGACTTTTCCAAGACGATCATCGACCTGTCGATCAAGAACCCGCTGAAGAACGCCGTGAGCGGCGGCGAGGCGCCGACCATGGGCGACATTGGCGGCTTCGAAGGGCTGTGGAAGCGGATCACCGGCCAGGCCATCGCCACGCCCGCGGCACCATCGATCACGCTCGGCGAACGCGGCTCGACGACGAGCAACCCGCTGTTCGTCTCGCTGGTGGGCGCGTCCGGCATCCCCAGACTCGATCTTCTCGGCGGCACGAATGGGACGGCGCCGATCGGCGCGGTGACCCGCGGCGGCGCGCTGGCGCCGGCGGCGCCGCTCGATGCCGACAGCAAGCGCGTTGCCGATGCGTGGAGCGTAACGGCCGGAACGGGTATGGCGCCCACGGCGAACGGGGCCGTGCCGGTCAGCCAGATGGCCGAGTACATCCGCCAGGCGGCGGCCGCCCGGGGAATCGATCCCGCGATCGCGCTGCGCGTGGCGCGCTCGGAAGGTCTCGGCGAGGGCATCTGGCAGTCGAACTACAAGAAGAACGGCTTCCGCGAACCGTCCTACGGACCATTCCAGCTGCTCAAGGGTGGTCCCGGCACCGGCTTCGGCCGAGGGCTCGGCAACGCCTTCATGGATCAGACGGGGCTCGATCCGGCTGATCCGCGGAATGCCTATGCGGGTGTCGATTTCGCGCTGAACAACGCGGCCAAGAGCGGCTGGGGCGCCTGGTACGGCGCAGCAAAGGTTGGCGTCGGGCGCTGGGAGGGGCTCGGCGGCGCAAGGGCCATGGCCGGTGGTGGGCTGCAGTCGGCGGACTACCAGCAGCAGATCCAGCAATCGGCCTCGGCCCTCTCGGAATCGGCGGAGGCCCTGGTCCCGGCCGCAAACCAGTTTCAAACCGGCTTCGACGGCGCCTTGAACGGCCAGTTGCTTGGCGGGATCGGCCAAGCGGTCGACCAGTTCCTGCCCGGCTGGGGCGGCGTTCTGCAGAAGCTGCTTTCCAGCATGGGCAGCGGCGGGGGCGGCCTTGGTGGATTGTCGAACCTGTTCGGCGGGGGCGGAGCGTCCGATCCATGGGCAGGGCTGCGGTTCGACACCGGCGGCTACACTGGGCCCGGCGCCCGGCACGCCATCGCCGGCTACGTTCATCGCGGCGAGGTCGTCTGGAATCAGGATGACGTCAAGGCTGTCGGCGGTCCCGAGAAGGCCGAAGCGATCCGCCTCGGCGTGCGCAGCGGCGGCCCCGGCCACGAGCACGGCGGTATCGTCGGCGGACGGACCATGGCGATGCCGAACGCGTCGGCTGGGCGTGGCGCCGGGCGTGACGGGCGATCGGATGCCTCCGGCCAGCCGACCGTCATCTTCGACCCGAAGTTCGTCAACGCCCCTCCCGTGAAGGAAGTGCGACGCGAGCCGGACGGGCGCGGCGGGCGGCGCATGGTGGTCGAATTCGAGCGGCGCCTGGCCGGCTCCATGAGCCAGCCGGGATCGCCCTTCGACGACGCCTTGACCATGCGCGGCTCGCAGATCCCCACGAGGCAGCTCTGATGGCGGTGGCGCAATGGCCGAGCCAGCTGCCGCTGCCGGAGCGCGAGGGCTTCGAGTATCAGCTCGGCGATCCCCGCGAGCGCTTCGATCCGGAGCGCGGCATGCCGATGTATGGGATGCGCTATTCCCGCACATTCGATCCGGTGGCGATGGTCCTCACCGTCGACGACAGCGGCCGGGCGCGGCTCACGCAGTTCTGGACCGACACGCTGAGGCGGGGTGCCCGTGCCTTCGCCATGCCGGGCCCGGGCGAGCACGGCCGGGGCATCCTGGTCTCGCCGGGCGTGCCGCTCCTCGCCGGCACCGTGCCGATCCTGATCTCCCGCTCCTGGCTCTGCGTCTTCCAGGGCGCTCCCGGCTTCCGCGCCGTCGGCATTCGCTGGCGCGCGTCCTTCTCGCTCGCGAGGATCCGCTGATGGCGCGGGAATCGCTCAATGCCCGGCGCTCGCGTGCCGAACCGGTGACCGCCGAGATGGAGGTCATGTTCATCCACATCGACCACGATGCCCTCGAAAAGCCGATCCGGCTGTCGACCGATCCGACCGACTTCATCACCGAGGATCCGCTGGTCTTCGGCACCCATTCGCCCTGGCTGCAGCCGGAGGACGGCCCGGCCGAACCCTACCTGTTCATGATCGCCGACGCCCTGATGCCGAGGGACAAGCGCGGCGCCGTGACCGAGCTGCAGCTCGCGCTCCTCGCCGTCGACCAGGGCATCGTGGAATTGCTGCTGGCGATCCCGCCCGGCACAAGGGCCCGGGCCTCGCTCGCCGTCGCCCTCCTGTCGGATCCCGGGCGGCTCATCGCCGAGTTCCGCCGGCTCGAGCTGTCGGTCGCCACCGGCAACCGCACCGAGATCCCGCTGACTTTGACTGGCCCGGACATCTCCGCCGTGCCCTGGCCAGCGGGGCGCCAGACCAAGGCGCGCTTTCCGGGGCTGTTTCGATGAGCGCGGTCACCCTGCCCACCTCTCCGCGCTGGACCGCCCGCTATGTCGGCTTGCGGTTTCGCCCACACGGGCGGGACCGGAACGGCGTCGACTGCTGGGGCCTGCACAGGCTCGTCCTCGCCGACGAATGCTCCATCGCCGTTCCGTCCTACGCGGACGCCTACGTCTCCCACGCCGAGGCGGCCGAGATCGCTGCGGTGCTCGACAGCCAGCGCGCCGCCGAGCCCTGGCTGCCGGTAGAGCCCGGCCGCGAGCGCATGTTCGACATGGCGGTGTTCCTGGACGGCACCATCGCCGGCCACGTGGCCACCGTCGTCGTCCCTGGCGAGATGCTGCACGTCTCCGCCCATCACCCGGCGAGGGTCGAGCCCTACAACACCGGCGAGTGGCAGCCGCGCTTCCTCGGCTTCCATCGTCATCGCCTCCTGGCCGCCTTGGGAGGATCGCGATGAGCACCCACGAGCTCCGCGCCTCGACGTCCCATCAGACGGTCTTCGTCTCGCCGCCGATCGGC